CTGACAAACAGCACAGGGTTGTGCTTGTACAGCTTGACGAATTCGACAAAAGGGTTATTGGCCACCAAATCATTCGAAATTTTTTTCGGGGCGGCCTTCTTTGCGGCGGTGGGGGTAGGGGTGGTGGTCATCGGGTTATGGGATTCGGTAGGTGTTTGGCTGCGTCATCAGCCGCCCCCGCCGCAAACGCGCAAGGGGGGGGGCATCGCGCCGCGGCAGGCGCAGGCCGCGCCCACTTTACAGCGAAAAGATATCCACAGGGGTATGCATCGCTAAGTTGTTGATTCATATACTTTCTTACAGAACGCTTACAGAATCCATTTAACACGATGTCCATTATGTTAAGTCAAATGTGGATAACTGGCTCTGATTTGCTCAATCAGTAGGCAGATTTGCGTTATCCACAGGCCAGTGTGTTCAATCATCGCGTTTTTCTGTGGATAAGTCTTCGATGACCTCGGTATGGCGCAGTGCCGCCATGCGTAAGTCTTGGATGTTGATGTTGACCTGTGCGGCTTTTTGTAAGCCGTAAGTCTTCTGATCCCACCGTTCAGCCAGCCACTGGCGCGTTCGGATGCGCTGGACATCGCGCTGCGCGTGATCGACATCCATGCCGTCCGCGATCTCCACCGTCTCACACGCCAAAAGGTCTGCTGCACGCGTGCGCGCACGCGCAATCATAGCACCGTGATCGTTTTCCTCAATCCAATCATCGAGCGCACGCTTGCTGATCCCGAGTTCGATGCAGATGTTGGCGATGCTTTTGCCGCTTTCCACCATGCTGAAGATCATCTCTTCAGGCATATCGTTGAGGAAAGCAATGTCCTGTCTTCGTTTTGGGTTACCAACCACGCTCAGACCCGCTTTAAAGCCGTTTTAATCCGCTGGACGATGTCCAGTACCTTTTCCTTGATCAAAGCCCCTAATCGCTTAATTTGTTCCATTTTTGAACCTCTCCGCTTGTTTGCTGTTGAATTTCTTTTCTGCTGGTGGACCGTCCAGCACCTCAAGGTCATCTGGGAAGTCATCGAAGCCTGATTCTCCACCGATTTTGTTGGCTTTGAAGCTGACCACCTTGGCGGTTGGATCAAAGGCTTTGACCTTGATGATTTCTTGCACCAGCGGATCGTTGAAGATCACCTCCAGCTCTTCCATGCTCCAAATGCAATGGTTGCTCAGTTCCTGCCTTTCGCGCTGCATTGCCAGCGTCTCATTGACCGTCCTGACAATCACCATGACCTGACCTGTCTGCATCTCCCACTCGATTCTCGGAATCTGATCGTTGGCTGGCGTGATGCCTTGATCTGCTGCCCACTGATCCAACACGCCATAAGCCCTGATCATTCCCGCCAAACTGGAATCGAATTTCGCATGATCCTTTGACGCAATCGCTTGGTGCAATCTGCCGTTCTGCGTCCAGAATTTCTCCCTCAACTCACTGTCTACTAAAGTAATCAGTCGATTTTCTCCCCATTTCCTATCGCTGGCCGCTTTCGCTGCCTCCAGTTCCACCAACTTGGATTGCACATAAACCGTCCACGCATCTGCTTGTGGACTTGGACTCACCACCACTGGATGCTGTCTGAGTGACTTCTTTGTTGCCATTACGCTTTCCTTCGTTTTGTTGCAAATAGGGAACACACAACAGGGAACAAACCTCCGAGTCCTAGACTCTCGGTTTGTTCCTGTTCCCTTGTGCGGAACATTTGTTCCCCTTTTGTTCCTTGTTTGTTCCCTGTTCCCTGTATATTCATACAGCCTCAGAACGATTCGCTTGATTCACTTTTGACGGTCAACCACGCAAATCCATCGCTGATCTGTCCATGTCCATGTCTGGACAAGTCCTTCCTAACCCGCTGCCAAGTGATCTTGAAGCTGTCCTTATCCTCATCTGTGCACCCCATCTTTGACCACAATTCCTCTCTCCAGTGCTTCAAATCCACCACCATGCGCTGTGAACCTTCGATTAACTTCAAGAAGCCATTCTTCTTAATCGCATTTTCCAAGCATTGGAGCGACAAGACCTGATTCTTGCCGTGTCCTGCGTTGCTGGACGCGCCTTTTGCGTCCCTTTTCAGCGCGTCAAACTGTCCGAGTTCGCATGGGTTGACGGCCAAACTGGTCTGCGGCTCACCGATCTGGAGTGATCCTTGTGGCGCTGGCAGCTCCACCGTGACCATCTCAAAGCCGATCCTGTCGTTGTCCGCACCGTCCTTTTGCTTGCTGATGGTGACGATTCCTTTCATGCTGTCTTCGAATCTGAGCAGCTCCAGCTCGGTGTCCACTGCCCCGAGTAGGCTGGAGTGGCCGCGCAGTCCTTTGGTGGCATCCTTTCCACTGTGGTGCAAGATCATCAGCCCACAGTCCTGCACGATCTGCTGAATGCGTCCACAGGCTGTGATAAACGCTCCCATGTCTTCGCTGGAGTTCTCGTTGCCACCGCCAAAGGCTCTGGCCAGCGTGTCTATGACGATCTGCTTGAATTCGATACCCGACTGCTGCACCAGTACCTCGATGGCCAGCACCAGCGCGTTGAAGTCTTCGATGCTGGAGCGTAAATTCAACTGATGGCGCACTACATAGATCGGTGCGCCACTCTCTGTTTGGTGGTGAATCTTGAGCGCCTTAATCCGCGCACCGATACCGCCAAAGCCCTCGCCTGCGATGTACAGCACCGCACCTGCCTCGTTGACCTCTCTGCCCATCCATGCTGTGCCGGTCGCAATGGCGTGTGCAATGTCCAAGGCAATGAACGACTTGAATGAGCCTGGTGGACCGTAGAGTGCGCTGAACGCGCCAACAGGCAACACGCCATCAATCAACCACTTCACCGGCTCATCTTGGATACTGTCCCAATGCTCGATCTGTATTTGCTTTGACGGTTTTGGTGGCGCTGGTGGCTCTGCCGCAAACTCATGTTCAATTTCTAGCGTTTTCTTTACATGATCAAGCTCATGTGTATGCTTTTCCTCGTTTTGTGTACTTGATTGCAAAATCGGATTCAATCGTTCGGGCATCGTTACCTGATCCAGCGTTGTGATGATTGGCGCGGCCTTGACCAACGCCACCAGCTCGGCTCTACCGCCACCCGCCTCGATGAATTCAAAGGCATCGTCACCTTGCCCTTGCAGACCGAGGTCAACTACCTTCAGTGACTTGACGATGGGCAGTATTGCCTCGGCAGCCTTGTACGCATAACCCCAACCCGCCACATCGTTGTCCGGCACGATGATGACTTGCGCTCCGGCAAAGTATTCGGTGATGGCGGCAGGCCATGATCCTGCGCCAGTGTGCGCGGTGGTGGCGATCATGCCAATTGACTTGATCGCGTCCGCTGCCTTCTCGCCCTCTACCAAGAAGACATTGCGCCCCGCTGTCTTCGCGTCCAAGAGTGCCGGCAAGTTGTAGGGCACGATGCGAGCATCTCCAAGCGTTGTGGAGCGTCTGCCATCACTATCAACTTTGTAGAGTCTATAAGTCTTTCCAGACTCCCCTATCTTGTACCGCTGCTTGACGAACACTGTCTGACGGTCCTCATCCTGATACGCCCACTCCTGTTCCAGTATGTTGCGCGGAATGGGTCTGATGTTGGCTAAGGGATCAGGCTTGTCCAAGAGTTCGGGGAGCAAGTTCAATGCTCTGATGGTGTGGAAGACATCCTCTTGGCTGCACCCACCGTGGCAATGGAAGAGAGGCTTGCCCTCGTCATTGATGTCGATGCTGAGACTTGGATTCTTGTCGCCGTTGCCTTTGCCGTGACTCGGTACAGGGCAACTAGCCACCCATTGACCGTTGGCTTTCTTCGCGTTGCCCAGCGTCTTGGCTATTTGTTCTGCTTGCATATTGCCTCTACTTGTTCTATGCGTTGCCCGATCCATGCCATCACAGGCACTGCCATGCTGTTGCCCAAGGCTTTGTACCTTGGACCATCAGGCGTTGGTTTGCCCTTTGATTTGATGTCGGTGTAGTTGTCGGGGAAGCCCTGCAATCTCTCGCATTCGACTGGGGTGAGTCTTCTGACGGCCATGGCTTGCATAACGCATTGCGGCTGACCACCGCCAGTTGGGGATTGCTTTGTCAGCGTCAGCGCCTGATCATGGTTGTACTTTGGCGTTTGCTCTGTGGTGAATGCCATGGGTTGCGTTGTCACCGGCACATTTCCACCGCCAGTTCCCCATTTGCTTGTGACGGTGCTGCAAGTCTCGCCAAGGTCACGCACTCTGCTGTCCTGTCCATGCATCTCATAGACTGGTTGCGCTACATAAGTTGTGCTTTCATGCTTATCAGCGCGAGATGCGCCTGACCGCAAGCAATGACCGACATCAGGTTTTTCTGATACGCCAAACGGTATAGGTTGCGCCACACCATGCACACCTGTGGCGTTGAGCGTGTACATCGGGCCGCCATCAGTAAACCCATCACCGTTGCCGCCGTTTTGCGGTTGCCGTCCAATGGTGTTTTCAGCAAGGGCAATGGGTTGCGCTGGCACAAACATCGGGCAATCATTGTTGATGTGCTGATTCTCTAATCCTTGTTTAGAGCCAAAAGATGCATTCAGCGTGCTACTTATTTCGGCTGGCCAAGCCTTGGTAACAGGAATCATTTTGGCAGAGTTCTTATTCATGCCATCTGTACCTGCATCTTTGTAATCCCTTGCCGACAATGGGCCAGTTAACTCTACTCCACAATCGAAACTGCTTTTAATGCTTGTTCCAACGCTGGCGGCAACACTTTGCCTCTTTTCTCTGCTCGGCGCAGGATGCCCTTGCAAGCTGTGGCGCTCAAAAAGAACCGCTGCGGCAACTCGCCAGTCTCCAAGGTATCCGACAACGAACACACGGCGGCGGCGCTGTGCCACTCCAAAGTATTGAGCGTCAAGAACGCGGTATGCGAACCCATACCCGAGTTCTCCCAGCGCCCCGAGGAAGACTCCAAAATCTTTTCCTCCGTTAGATGACAAGACACCAGGGACATTCTCCCAGACCAACCATCTGGGCCGATATTGGTCAGCAATGGCAAGATAGGTAAGCATGAGGTTGCCACGCGGGTCATCCAATCCTTTTCTGAGTCCTGCGACTGAGAAAGACTGACAGGGTGTTCCTCCGACAAGAAGATCGACATTTGTTCCAAGATTCCACTCCTTAAATTTCGTCATATCGCCAAGGTTTGGCGTTTGTGGGTAATGGTGCGCCAGCACTTCAGAGGGAAATCTTTCGATCTCCGAATACGCCACTGCCTCCCATCCAAGGGGATGCCATGCTACGGTTGCCGCCTCAATACCACTGCAAAGTGAGAGATATTTCATGTTGTATTTTTTAGAGGAAAAAAAACCGCTGGGGTTAGCCAGCGGTGCTTCAAAGCAATCAGTTAGAACATCTCGTCATCAGCCACTGCTGCGGCCATCGCTGACTTCTGCGGCGCTGGCGCTGCAACTGGTGCAGGTGCAACAGCCGGTGCACTGAATGGCGCTGAGTGATCAGCACCTTCAGAGTCCATGCCAGCAGGACGCTCAATCCACGACACGATGTTGAACGCTGGAATTCGCGTTGTGCCCTTACCGATCTTCTCCAACTTCGATCCTGTGTACTCCAGCACTGGCAATTTGCCAGCATTGGCGGCTTGCTGTGCGGCGCAAGCAGTGTAAAGTTGCTCAAGCCCCATGTTCGGACCAACGCCATTCGATGACCATTCCACAGTTCCCAGCTCCTTGTTGTAGAACTTGACGATGAATCCGCGCTTGTGGTCTGGTGTTGGCTGTGCGCCTTTGCGTCCAAGCGTGGCATCGGCTTGCCAATCGCGCAATCCGACACCGAGTGCCAGCCAACCTGTTTGCACATCAGTGATGTCGAATACCACCTTCTTGAGTTGGATTTCCTCGCCAAGGTTGTTTGTCCAAGCATTGGCTTGTGGTGAGAAGCGGATGTAGTTTCCAGAGCCGCCAGCAGATGAGAGGTTTAGCATTTTGCGTTTCGCTTTCTTAAAGTTTCAGGGTTTGCATTATTGACTCAACGAACGATCTCTCGCAAG